CAGCATCGTGACTTGATGTGCCATCGGTTCGAATCCAGTCTTGGACTTCTTGAAGTCGTAGACATGGCGCGGAAATGGGACGACCTTCGGAGCAGCAGTTAGGCGTTCATAGTCCGCGATCGCGGCCTGAGCCTCTGGTGTGATTTCGAATTCGTACTTGTGGGTGATCGAATTCAGGTGTTGGACGTTGCCCTTCACCAATGGGAGTCGCCATGTCTTCGATTTTGGTTCGAATCGCCGGGCCGGGAATTCGCGAATAACGTCGGCCAGATAGAATGGGGCGTTCGCAACCAGTCGCCGGGTCTTCTTGTCGAAATTCAATGTGATCTTGCTCATGCCTCACCTCCGATGCCGTGGGCACGCTCGATGGCGCGGGCAAAATCAATCGAGTGTTTGGCTTCAAGCCCGAACTCGTTGCTGAACCAGCCTTCAATTTCTCCGATCTGCTCGTCAGTCAGCGGCTGGCGAGGTGGCTGCGGGTGAATGTAGAGCTTTGTCCCAAGTGGCGGTATAAGCGCCGTCCAATGCACGACAGTCCCGGAGTTCGGCAGGTGGTTTTTCCACCCGATTACGCCAACTACCGAGGATTGCTCGACTTGCGGCTGCTTCAGTGCTGCGCGGAGAGCTTCATTGGCGTTCTGCCAAGACTGGATTTCGTCAGGAAGAAACACAAGGGGGGATGGTGTGCTCATCATTCCCAAAGCCTCCAGCGCCTGCTCCACCACGGAGCGATCAATCAGAATCTTGTCAATCATTTCAGTATTCCTCATCGAATTCGTCGGGTTCGCATCGGAGACAACCCGGATGGTCGGGGTCGCGACAGTCGGGATGGCGGTTCAGGTCGGCATTGTATCGGCGCTGCCATCGGGCCTGTGCTCGAAGCTCTTCGACTTCGCTGTCGTCATTGTAATCATCATATTCACCATAGAGTATCATATCGTGACCTCCCAACTAACTTCGACCAGATTACCGAAATCATCCACGACTGCCGGATTAAAATCGTCGCGGGTCATCACGAACCACAACGACATCTGATGATCGTACATCCAATTCGCGGAATCATTGTACGCGAACGGTACACCAAGGATCGACCAGTATGTTTTCATTCGAAGTCCTTCAGGTAGATGGTTAGGCGTCGGACCTGCGAATCGTAGTAGCGGATCATGGATTCGGCGTATTCCTTCGAGGTCTGGGCATCAAGCAATCTACGTCGGGCCTCGTCCAGCTGGCGTCGGGCTATCTTTTCGGCGGTCGGCACATATAAGAATGGGAACAGTGATTTCAACATTTTAATCTCCACTATAGACTATGGGTAGCCCCTTCGGGGGGCCAGTCCTTCACCATTATTCGGTGACTTCGGTGGGTGCGGCCAGTTTGGAGCGCAGCTCATAACCCATGAGGGGCCAGATTTTCTCGACGGCGTTCTTGCGCGCGATGGTGCGGCCGATCTGGGCGTCGAAGTTCTCCGGGCTGGCACAGGCGCTCTCGCCGGTGACGGTGAAGCCGTTTTTCAGGACGAGGACGCAGAAGGTCAGGAGGTCGAGCGAGGAATGGAACACTGCCGTACCCTTGTTCGCGCCGGTCACGCCATCTCCGGCGGTGAAGTAATACTCCATGTCGATGTTCGCTTCGACGTCGGCGGGCGTGATGCGCGGCGCGGTTTTGCCCTTGGCCTGGATCATGCGCTCGATACCGGCGTCGGAAGTGTCAGGGGATTGGGTGTGGAACATGGTCTGCCCTTATTCGGTGACTTCGAACATTTGGGTCTTGGCGTAGACATCGCGTTCTGCGATGACGTCTTCGATGGTCAGGACATTGCGCTTGATCGCGCCACGGAGCTTATTCCGCAGATTCATCGACTGCTGACCGACGTTCAGGCGCTCGTACGGGTTCACATCCAGTTGGAGCAGGCGGAGAGCGATCGCAATGACTGCGGTCGGCTGCACGGTGTCGAGGGCGACCGCCAGATCGTCATTCGAGCGGAGCTGACCGGTGGCCGACTTCACGTAATTCTTCTTCGCGTCGCGGAGTGCGGTCATCTTGGCTTTGTCACCCAGCTCGGCGGCTCGGGCGGCGCGTTCAGCTTTTTTGGCCTCGCGTTCGGCTGCTCGGGCGGCCTTCGCAGCTTCAGCTTCGGCTTTCTTGGCCTCGCGTTCTGCAATCTTGGCTGCTTTCGCGGCCTCAGCTTCGGCCTTCTTGGCGGCTCGCGCGGCTTCGCGCTCGGCTTTCGCGGCTGCGCGCTCCTCGGCGGTCTTGGCCTTTTCGGCGTCTTTGTCGCTCATCATCGTGTCCTTCACTGCGGGTGTGGGGTTGAAAACGGAAAACCCCGATTGTACAGGAGCCTCGGGGGTCTTGTCAACCTCTTGCGGCTCGGGCTGCTCCACTTGCTCAGGTGTCGATTCGGGCTGCTGGACCACATGACGGGCATGCTTCGGCGGTCGTGCCGCGAACGGGTTAGACATGGAGGAGGGGACGGGTCGGCGCATGGTGCTTCCTTTCAGCGATTGGCGTAGGGGAGATGAACGGTCTTTTCAAGCCATTCATCATTGGGGTAGATGTTGAGGTAGTAGACGTTGCGGATCCGACCACATTCGACTCCGAAGGACTTGTACTTACGCAGCTGATTGGTCAGGGTCCAGCCCTTCGTGCGGTAGCCTTCGCGCTGTTTGGCCTTGATGACTGCGTTTCTCGCGGCCAGTGCCTCGCATCGTGCGGCCTCGGGCGTCAGGCCCATGCGTTCTTCGAAATCCAGTGGGTCGAATCGCAATTGTTCCATTTCGTGCTCCTATGTGACTATCAAAACTTCTATTGTACCATGTCGCGGGGATGCTGTCAACCCCACTTCGGATTACTCAGACCAGGTCGAACCATGCCGCGAACCCGACCAGCAGAGCGGAGGCGATCACGTGGGCCAGAGCGATCTCGGCCAGCTTTTCGAGCAGGCGCTCATTTCGTGCCGCCCATGCGCGGATCTGGCGGATCTTCGGGTGTTGGTGATTGCGTCGCATTTTGATTCTCCTATTAGCTATGGTGCTGGGTTTCACGCGAAACGATTATTGGACGGTCGGGATGCGCAGGGTGCGACCCGAGTCGAACGCGATGATGACGACCCGCGAATCGGCGAAATCCGTGTCGATCAGGGTGATGGCCTCGTTCGCGCGCTGGTGGCCAGCCGCAATCAGGGCGGATTCGAGTGCAATCTCTGCAGCATCGGTCGGGTCGAGCAACCATTGAATGGCGGCGGCGCGGCTGGCGCTGTCGGTGGCTTCGCGGAATTGCTGGTAGATGTTCGGCATGGTGGACTCCTATTGGCTATTACGGGCAAAAATTCTATTGTATCACGGCTGGTGACTGGTGGGAAGCTATCGACCCTGTATCCGTTTTTATCGCGGAGTCGGGGTCGATAGCTCGGGACTATCAGCCCTTGGCGGCCTCGTTCGCTTCGACCAGAGCGGCCTCGACCTTGGCGATTTCAAGCAGACCATTCTTCAGGGCGGCTCGGGCCTTGTTACGCAGATTCATCGACTGTTGACCCGGATTCAGATGGGTGTAGGGATTACCCGGCAGCTCCATGGCGCGGATCAGGCCGACGACGACCGTTTCACGTGAATAACGACCGCATAGGGTCGCCAGCTCGTCGCCACAGCAAGGACGGCCATTCTCGGCCTTGACGTAATTCACGGCGGAACGACGCAGGGCCAGCATGGGACCGGTGTAGCCAGTCTTGGGCAGGTCGAGCGGGCGGCCCTCCTCGTCCAGACCCATTGCGGCGAGAATCACGGCCACGTCTTCACCCGTCGCCGCCGCATCTACCTGTGCCGTCTTCAGAGCATTCTGGCGGTATTCCTCAGCACGAGCGGCCTCGGCAGCAGCGTACAGGGCTTCTTCGTGCGCCCGCTTTTCAGCTTCGATCCGGGCCGCGTCTTCGGCCACGATCGCGGCGAGTCGGGCCTCTTCGGCCTTCAGAGCCTTCTTGCTTGCGGCCTTGCGCTGGCGGTCGGCCTTGGCATTCTCCGCGACCTGCTCGGGCGTCTTGCTGACGGCCTTGACCGGCTGGCGACGGGCGCGGGTCTTCCGGGCGGGCGCGACTTCGAGGGACACTTCGGCGGCTTGGGCGGTGGTGGCTTGGGACATGGTACGCTCCTATGAACTATTGGGGTCTCGCTCCTTGCTCGACCGTGACTCTATTATAACACGGACCAGCAGGGAGGAGAATTATAAGCGTTTTAATGACGCTGGCCGGGTCGATAGTTCCGGACTATCAGGCGTCCGGCTCCTCCGTTTCACGTGAAACGTCCTGCGCGACTTCAGCCGGGAATCGGGCCAGAACACGCGCGACCACCTCCGGACCCAGTGGCGGCGGAGAAGGGGAAAACTGCTTCCGATACGAGTCCATGATCCGTGATGCGACGTGGACATAACTCGGCCATTTCTGTGCCGGCTTGAAGCATGCCGCAGCGCATTCGATCGCGACATTCCTGATAACGGCCTCGGCGTCACCGGCCTCGAATCCGTACCGGATCCGTTCGAGTCGGGCCTCTTTCATGGTTTTTTCACGTGAAACATTCTTGTATTTCCGACGCTTTTCGCGCCAGCATTCGATGCACAGGCGCGACCGGGCCTCACGAAGGCCGGAGGCGGCCGGATGCTTTTCGCACAGCTTGCCGTAATAAGTTTCGGGCATGGTAGACTCCTACGAGTGATGGACAGATCCCTAGTATACCATAGGCATGGACGCAGGTCAACCCGTCCTGTACCATGGGATGAGCAAGCAGGACCGAAGATGAGGAGGGGATCTACTCCAGAGCCACTCCAGAAAACGCGGATCCCATGCACATCTAGACGCAGATCCACCGCACATATCCAGACGAGTGCAGATCGGATGATCAGGATGAGTAGCGTCAGAAATTGGCACGCTTCTTGCGTACTATCTCCTGTGCATGTCCCCTATGGCTGATCTCCTGTTGATGTCAGAGAGTGTGGTCTCTACCCGGAGAACACAGATCCCCTCCACCCACTCCAAAAAGAAAAACAAATGAGGGGAGAGAAAAAAGAGACGCAGATACCATGATCAGGAACGGATAGTCAGCATAGAGGACGTGGAGACCAGAAGAGAATCGACTGGAGTGGCAGGTCCACATGCCGGAGATCTGCTCAGGCACAGATCCCCATATCGTCAGGCGTCCAGTTCGCCAGTCGTGCGGCTGATCCGGATCTCTTCGCCACCGGCCAGCCCGATCGTCACGAAGTCGTCCTCCCACGTAATCCAGTCGATCGTGTCGGTCGGGCAGATCACGCCCTGCTCCAGCAGTACAGCGTCCAGAGCCAGATCGGCTTCGTCGCGTTCGGTCTCGTCGTCGCTCGACTGCGCTTCGATCCACGTGGCCAGCTCGTCGGCCACAGCCTCCGGGTCGGCGGGGTCGCGGTCGCGTCCCGATGCCTCGTCGAGGTACTCCGGAGCCTCTCCGTCGCGCTCGGACGGGTGGGTAGCTATACTAGTAGCGGCGGGGGTCTCGACGGCCTCTTCGGGCCGCTCTTCGCCGATATCGTTCAGGATATCTTCGAGCTTCGCTGCTGCGATGACTTTGCCGTCCAGATACCAGCGGATCGAGACCTTGCCTGCTCCGCTGTTGCGATAGCCTTCGGCGATTCGGCATTCGATCTCTTTGCCGCCGATCATGGTCGTCGCGTGGCGCGGCTGGGTGGCGCAGGTCATCGCTGCTTCGCGGAGGGATTGCATGGTGGTCTGGGTCATTTCGTGCTCCTATGAACTATGACGGTCGGGAGCCTATCTCCCTTCCATACTTCTATTAGAACACAGGAAGCCCGGCCCAGCAAGGCCCGAGGCCATAAGCGTTTTAATCGCGAAGACGGATTCGATAGGCGGAAACTATGGAAGGGGGGCTATCGACCAGCGCCACCCGATAGAGGCAGACTATAGATAGCCGCGGACTATGGACCTAAGGCACCCGATAGGCGGAGACTATGACCCGGCCCGATAGTTAGGAACTATGGACCCGACCTGATTGATAGCGACGGACTATGACCCGGCCCCACGGCACCCCTCGATCGATATACCAGCTGCCGACTTTGACGTAGAGTTCTTCCGAACTGAAAAATATTCAGGAATATACTTACCACTATGTGAGTGTCTCACTCTCCGTTCAAACGTCAGGAATATACTTACCATGCTTTTTTCTTAGTGTACTAGCGTTCACCACCCCCGATGTGTTATACTCGCCGGATGGACGACTGTACCCCAATCACTGTCGAAGAAGTTCGATCACCGGGCGATACCCCCCTATTGTCCGAAGTGGCGTTGCAGCCCACGAGTTCTGCTGAAATAGTCGATATTTCTCCCGAAAAAAACACCCCCGAAGAACCTGCCTTACCTCCGCTCACGCCCGAACAGGATCTATTCGCACTGGCGATGATTGAGTGTGGCGGAAACGTAACCGCCGCAGCCCGAGCCGTGTTCGGTGATGACGTCAAGAGTCCCAAGGCTCGGGGCACGATGTTAATGAGTCTCCCACAGGTAGCGGCGCGAGTCGCGGACCTGTCGGGGTCGTTGCGTGAGCAGGTCTACATTTCGATCGGCACTCATGTGCAGGAGCTGGCTGAGATCCGCGATCTCGCGAAAGCGCAGGGGCAGTTGAAAGTAGCGTTGCAGGCGGAGCGTACACGTGGCGAAGTGACGGGGTTGTACGACCGATTCGAACACGGTTCCAAGGACAAGGGGCCAACCAATATCCAGATCAATCTGGTTAGCAAATACGACGTGAACATATGAGCGAATTCAAGCTAACCGACCGACAGGAAGAGGCGATGTCGGTACTTTCTGGTCCCGCCACCCACGGCATGCTGTTCGGTGGTTCCCGTTCGGGCAAGACTTTCCTGCTAGTCCGCAATATCGTACTACGAGCGCTCAAAGCGCGAAAGTCGCGCCATGCAATCCTACGTTATCGCTTTAATCATATCAAAGCATCCATCATTCTGGATACCTTCCCGAAGGTCATGGACCTCTGTTTTCCGGGCGTGATCTACTCGCTCTCGAAAACCGACTGGTTCGTGTCGCTGCCAAATGAATCGGAGATATGGTTCGGCGGCCTGGATGATAAGGAGCGAACGGAAAAGATTCTCGGTCAAGAGTACGCGACGATCTACTTCAATGAGTGTTCACAGATTCCGTCAGGGTCGCAGTCTATCGCAATCACCCGATTAGCGCAGCTGGCGCAGACAACCCCCGGCAATTACCTAGTCCCTCGGGCGTTCTACGATATGAACCCCACCGACAAGGTGCATTGGGCATATAAGTTGTTCATCCAAAAGGTGGACCCGGAAACGAAAAAGCCACTACCCGACCCGGAGAACTACGTGTCGTTCCGAATCAACCCGGAAGACAACTTGCAGAACCTGTCGTCGAACTATCTCAAAACCTTGCAGTCGCTCTCGCCGCGACTCCAGAAGCGATTCCTGCGCGGTGAATTCAGCGACGGCACCCCGAATGCGCTGTTCAGTGACGAGAAGATCGAAACGTGGCGCGTGATTGATGGCGACATCCCCGATCTGGTGCGTGTAATCGTCGCAGTGGACCCGTCAGGTTCGGGCGATGACTCCGGGACGGAAGCGGACGCTATCGGTATCGTGGTTGCCGGACTCGGGACGGACGGTGTGGCATATGTACTCGAAGACTTGACGGTGAAAGCTGGTCCCGCGACATGGGGCAAGGTGGCTGTCGATGCTTATATCCGTCACGAGGCCGACGCAGTGGTCGGGGAAGCGAACTATGGTGGCGCGATGGTACAACACGTCATCCGGACGGCGGCGGCGCAGCGAAACGCCCGAGTGAACTATCGGAAGGTTACAGCGACGCGAGGCAAGGTAGTTCG